GACTACACGTAAGGCACTAGCAGCCATCCATAGGGGGGATACCAGTCAAGAGGTAGGTGGGCGTCTCCTACAGGCTCTCACGCAGTCCTACGGGGTATCCCTAGACGATTGTAACCTAGTGCTACAAGAGGATCACGTTAAGGACTACGAGAGTGCAGAGTACCATCAGTATATTATGTTCTTGCTAGAGGAAACACTTGACACACGTACTTATGACATGGTAAAGCGTGTTTACTTTGATGAGGTAACACAGGATGACGTAGCTAAGGCTTATGGTATCACTCAACCAAGGGTAAATAAGGTACTTGATGCTGGGCTACTTAAGATAAAGGAAGTATTGGAGAATGACTAATGGAATACCATGATATTTGTCTTTGGCTACCGCACAAGCCTGAGACCGTAGATGACATCGCTAATGACATGGCAGTTAATGGATTTAGACAGGATCGTGCCATTGCTACATACGAAGGTAAAATCCTAGACGGTCGTCACCGCTACGAGGCTGCAATCAAGGTTGGGGTTGACCCTATCTTTGCTGAGTTTCAGGGGACTAAAGAGGAAGCTATTGCTTATGTTACCTCTGAGAATGTTGCCCGTAGGCATTTGAACAACAGGGAAAAGGAGTTCTTTTACGCTAAACGTGCTGATGCTTTGGGTGTAAATCCGAAGGGTAGTAATCAGCATCCGAAAAATTTCGGAACCTCCATTCCATCAGCAAGTGACCATGCAGACAGTATTGGCGTTACACCCCGTACGGTGGAAAACTGGGAACGAGACCGTAAGGAGATCAAGGCTGACCCTGCACTGTCGCAAAAAGCCTCGACACCAGAGGGCTACCAAGAGGCTAAGAAGGAGGTACAGAAACGCCGTAAGGCAACTAAAGAAGAAGCCAATAAGATTGTAAAGCTAAAGTCTCTTGGCGAGCGGTCAGAGGCGGAAAGCTCTAATGTTGACAGGAAGCTGGACAAGTACCGTGAACAAGGTATTGATGTAGATGCAGTAGAATCTGAAGGGGAAAGGGATCATGCAAGAGAAGAATACAGAGAACAACAGCGGCCTATTGATGAGATGGCTAACGAGATTGCGAAAATCCTCATCGACACCAAAGACTACAACTTTGTCGCAGCACTCGCAAAAGCTGCCTACTCAAAAAATGGAGAACTCAAACATGCCTACAACATCATCACAGCAGAAGGAAATTGAAATGGAAAACGTAGCAACATTCAAAACTAGCCGCACTAAATCAACAGACCTTGTGGTAGTTGACCAGATGTCTGCAAAAGAAGCCCTTGCAATGCACACCTCTGTAAAGGGCCAAGGTCATGGGGCGGTAAGTTCTTTCGTTAAGAATGACACTCCATACGATAGCTACCCGAGATACTACTACGAACTAAAGAAGAAAGGTGTCGTACCTTTTAAACCCAAAGGTCCAAAGAGTGAAGCTCCCTTGCGAGACCCACTCGAACTTCGTATTGAACAACTTGAGATGCAACTTGCTATCTCCCTAACCTCCCCAGCGAAACGTGCAATGGCTCTCCTCCAAGAGAATTTGGATACTATTACGGGTAAATCTCGTCGGTTCTTGTGTGATGTAGTTTGTTATGATCGTGCAAACCTCACGCCAAAGCAAGAGAAATGGATGTCTGACCTTGAGACAGAATACTCTTAATTAAGATACGAGTGACATACCCAATAGTGTGTCACTCGTGCAACACTTAGGAAGCATACCACACAAACTACCCCCAATAGTGGTAACTTAATGTTACAAAGCCTTATAAACCCTTAGAAAAAGGACTTATACTAAGGGGAAGGGGTTGAACGTACTATAGTATCTCTTAAGTGTCTCTTAAGTGATTAAACACTCATCAAGTATATAAACACTAAAGACTCAAGAGATACTTAAGTATGTACTATAGTATCCTATTTGGTGTAGTTATAATCTTGACAGTCTTAATTACTGTAGTAAATACTTAAGTATCCACAATGAGAGGTAAACAACATGAGTGAGAAACAACACCTACCCTGCCCTGACGTACAAGGGTGTGGCTCTAGTAACGCTTGGGGTTACAACACTGAAACTAACTTAGGCTACTGCTTCTCCTGTGAGCTTAAGACGTGGGTGTACAAGGGTCAGTTGTTAGGTAAACGAGGAAAACGAGGGGAACAAATGGAATTGGACACACAAGTGGGTAGTACAGCGTTGGTAGAGGACTTTGGTGAGGCGCAAGGTGACTACACCCCCAAAGGTATCAAAGACCCCACACAAGGAGGCTCCTATGAGGGTCTACGGGGTATCACAAGTAAGACTATGGAGAAGTTCGGGGTTAAGACTGAAGGTGATAAGCAACACTATGTCTACCCTTCTGGTGGTATCAAGACACGGTATCTCAAGGAGAAGTCCTTTAGTGCCTCTAACCTCAAGAGTGATGAACTCTTTGGTATGAACCTGTTCCCTGTGAATAGCTCTAAGATTGTAACCATTACTGAAGGTGAACTCGATTGCCTCAGTGCTTGGCAGATGCTTAGTGTGGGGTCTACCTATGTTAATCCTGTAGTATCCTTGCCTAGTGCTACACCATCAGGTAAACTCTGGGAGAACTGTAAGGGTTGGTTAGATAGCTTTGATAAGATCATCCTAAGTGTAGACAAGGATGCTGCTGGGGATCGTGTAGCTGAAACTATGTTCGACCTGTTCCCCACTAAAGTCTACATGATGAATCATGGTAGCTACAAAGATGCTAATGACTTCCTACAAGCTGGTGACCAAAAGGCTTACAAAAGTGCTTGGTGGGGTGCTAAGAAGTATTCACCCGCAGGGTTCACAGCCTCCGTAGAAGATTGGATGGATGCTATTGATGGGGAAGACCCTTATGAGTACACACCTACACCTATTGAGGCTTACAACAAGCTAGGGAAGGGTTTGGTCAAAGGTGGTATTACCGTAGTTAAGGCACCACCGGGTACTGGCAAGAGTAGCTACCTTCGCAAGTTAATGCACGACTTGGTGGTAGACAAAGATAAGGTTGTAGCTTGCCTAATGATGGAAGAGGTCAAAAGCGTTACAGGACGTGCTATGGCTACCTACCAACTAGGTAAGAACGTCAAGACTAAAGAGGATGCTTCCTTCAATGGTGTAACTGAGGATGAAGTCAAAGAGGCTCTTAAGACTGTCTTGGGTGAGGGTGGTGAACGCTTCATTAGCTTTGATGTAAACCCACAAGACCCTGTAGAAGACACCCTCAAGCAGTGTAAACACGCTATTACTATCTATGGTGCTGAATATATCTTCATCGACCACCTACAGCGTCTTGCTTATTTAGTGGGTACAGATAGTGCAACTTCTTCCTTGACAGAGCTTGGGGTTAAACTTACAGAGTTGGCTAAGAGACGTAACGTAGGCATCGTGTGTATCTCTCATGTGAACTCTGAAGGGAAGACTAAATACGCATCAAGTATTGAAGAGGAAGCTATCGTAATGATTGAGATGTCACGGGATAAGAAGTCTGAGGACTTACAAGAGCGAAACACTACCTACCTTGAGATTACAAAGAATCGCCCTTACGCCTTGACAGGTCCAGCGGGTATGCTTACCTATGAGATTGAGACGGACATGGTAACTGAGAGATTGGGGCCACGAGAGCCTGTTACAGATAACAAAGGAGACTTCTAATGCCAAACCAAGAACTACAGCAGCACCTAAAAGATATGGGCCTGCTAGAATTAGTGTTTGACAAACCTAAGTTACCTGAGTATAAAGCATGGAAACCGACGTATAAAGGGGAGGAACCACCATGGTAAAGGGGTTTACAGCGATAGAAGAACTAAAGCAAAGACTGAGAGACATGGGAACCTTGATTGACTCTAGGACACCTCAGGATGCCCTTGAGTATATCGAACAACTTGAGTACAACAACATGCAGTATGCACTTGAGATTATATCGTCTTTGGGGCAGTCACAAGAAGCCTATGAGGCTCAAGTAGAGCTTAAGGAACAGCTACAAGAATCCCAAGATTGGATCAAATACTGGGCGGAACTCTGGGAACGCTCAAGTAACCTGCTTATGCAACACCACCCAGTCTTTACGGAGACTACAGAAGTTACCTATAAAGATAAGAAAGCCTTTATTAAGGAACTTTTTGGAGAGGATTTACTGGTTAAGGTAAGTGCTGTAGGGGAGGAGACTGAAGATGCCAACGAATGAACATGGGTCTTGTACCCATTGTGGTTATGACCTAAATGGAAATTACATTTGGGATGACTTCTTCCAGAAGTATGGTGATGAGAACGAAGCTACCAGAGTGTCCGAAATGTATGGGGCTAGTAAGGGGTCTGGTAGATGGGGTAAAGCTATCTACGTTAAGTCTTACGATAAGCACTACAACAAACTTCCAAGTTACTACAAATGCCCCGAATGTGGAGAAAAGTGTTATGAAAGAAGTAGTATTTGATACAGAAGGGGATGGCCTAGCTTACGAATGTACTAAGCTACATATTCTAAGTTACACCTACGATGGAAAAGACTACCACTCCACAGCAGACTACGGGGAAATGGTGGAGTTCTTTAGCCAACCTAATACCTTGTTTGTAGCCCACAACAGCATTAAACACGATATGGTAGCTATCAGTCGTATCTTGGGTCTGCCCATGGATTACAATAAGTATGTGGATACCTTGGCCTTGAGTTGGTTCCTCTACCCAGATCGTCAGTCTCATGGCTTAGGTAGCTACCAGTATGAGTCAGGGTTAGAGAAGCCTAAGGTAGATGACTGGGAAAACGTTACCTACGAGCAAATGAAGCATCGGTGTGAAAGTGACGTGAGTTTGAACTGGTGGCTTTGGATGAAACAGAGGAAAAGATTGGAGGAAATCTATGGAACAACTGACGCCTGATACTCTAAGGTTCATACGCTACCTTAGCTTCAAGCAAGATTGTATGAGAGAGCAAGAGGCTAACCCTCTAGTAGTGGACTTAGAGAAAGCCCAAAGGCACTATGATGAACTTGAAGCCCTTAAGCTAGAGAAGACTGAGGCACTGCGTAAGGTAATGCCCCAAGTACCTGTCTGTAGCTACAAGAATAAGCCTAAGGTTATGACTAAGAAAGATGGTTCCATGAGTGCCTTAGCTGAGAAGTGGTATCAGTTACTCAAGGAACAGCACCTACCAAGTACCACAGAGGGCGTAGTAACGGTCATAGAAGGCCACGAGGATGGTAACCCTAATAGCCCTAGCCAAGTTAAAGAGTGGCTCTACAGCTTAGGTTGGAAGCCCTGTACCTACAAGTTCGATAGGAACAAGAAGACTGGGGAAGAGAAGAAGATTGAACAAGTGCGCTATAGTAGCCCTAGTGACCCACGTAAGGGTATGCTTACAGATAGTGTACTCAAGCTAAAGGCTAAGGAACAGGGGATTGAGCACCTTGAGGGTTTGACCGTAGCTAGTCACAGGATGAGCATCTTTAAGGGGTTCCTTGAAGCGGCTACACCACTTGAGGGTAACCCTAAGTATGGTCACGTAGTAGCTGGTGCTGGTGGCTACACGAATACTCTGAGATTCAAGCATAGAGCGCCTATCGTTAATCTACCCAAGGTAGGATCAGCATGGGGTGAGGAGATACGAGGGTGTATTGTAGCGCCTAAAGGTTACACTGTGTGTGGTGCTGATGTGGTGTCACTAGAGGATATGACCAAGCGTCACTACATGAAACCTCTGGACCCTGCTTACGTAGAGGAAATGGATGTTGAGGGCTTCGATCCACACGTTAAACTTTTGGTGGTGGCAGGTAAGATTACCCCAGAGGATTATGACTTCTTCGTAGATTGTCAGCTTAACGGTACAGAAGGAAAGGACCAAGAACGCTACAAACGTCTTAAGGCTATGCGAGGGCCAGCTAAGGTTACTAACTACAGTTCCCTCTACGGTGTAGGGGCTACCAAACTGGCACGAGAGGCTAGTATGACTGTAGGTGAAGCTAAGGCACTCATAGAAGCCTTCTGGGATATGAATTGGGCTATCAAGCAAGTGTCTAAGGACGCCTATGTGAAGACCCTTAAGGACGGTAGTATGTTCTTGAAGAATGTAGTATCCGGTTTTTACTACCCACTTCGGTATGAAAAGGATACATGGTCTACCACTAATCAGGGTACGGGTGTATTCATCGTGGATAGCTGGATCATGCGTATGCGTAAGAAAGGTGTTGTCGTTAGTGCCCAGATACACGACGAAGTAGTAGTTTACATTAAGAAAGGGGAAGAGGAAAAAGTGCAGAAACTTATGGTAGAGGCCATGGAAGAAGTGAACGAAACGCTAAAACTAAACGTGACAATTTCTATTGATTCAGCTTTGGGGGGTAGTTATGCCGAAGTACACTGAAGGTCTACTTAATCACCTTAAAACGCAAGTTCGTTTAGACGAAAGTACGGGGGAGCTTTGGTGGTTAGTTAATAGTAGGTTCTCAAAGAGGGACATGTCTAAACCAGTAGGCTTCTTTGACAAAAGTGGTTATAAAGTATTTACAGTAAGTTACGACAAATCCCGTCAACAACTTCGGAACCCACGTGTCGTTTTTGCTCTGTACAACGGTTATTGGCCAAGGGGTGTCATAGATCACGCAGATAGAAATAAGTCTAACGACAGACCTAATAACTTGCGAGATACAACCTACACAAACAACGGTTATAATAAAACACCAAGAGGAACTTCAGAGTGGTTGGGAGTACACTTCGACAAGTCTAAGGGGAATTACGTAGCATCGTGTTCTGTAGATGGCCATAAGATTAACCTTGGCAGATTTAATAACCCTAGAGACGCTGCGTTAGTCTACAACTATTGTGCCCATAAAAACTTTCCCAAGTTTGCAAACTATAATAAAGTCTTTGAGGATCACCCTGACGCAGCTACAGAAACATAGGCAACCAACATCGGCAAAACTAGCGTTGCACTATAGCAACACAACGACTAAATAAACCCTAAGCTATTGTAATCCTACTGGAAAAGGACTTATATATAGTTACAAGGGTGATACAAACAGTAACCAAGAAGGACTAAAGAACATGGCTACAGTATATGTAGAAGGCACAGCACAGTACGCACGAGTATTCGATGGCGACCAAGACTTGGGTAAGAACCTGCCAGAAGATTCAGATCAGCGTATTAAACTTGAGAGCATCCAAGGTCAGTACGTTATGAACCTGTTTGTCACCCCTGAAGCCAAGAAGAAAGCTATTGCTGAGGGTATCCCTAACAAGGGGATGGTAGGACAACTCTGGAAGGAAGACGACGAGGGTAACACTTACTATAAATGCACTCGTAAGCACTTTAACCCTAAGTTTACTGACCGTGACACAGGTGAGCAAGGTGTGGTGATGGGTCCACCAGTTATCGTTAAGGACACACCAGACGGTGTTAAACCTTGGGACAAAGATACTGATGGTTTGATTGGTAATGATTCTAAAGTAGTAGTTAAGTTCAACGTGTGGGACGGTAAGATCGCTGAGATGCTGGCAGTTAAGGTGGTTGAGCATGTACCTTACGAACCAGCTTCAATGAACGAAGGGGGCTTCTAATATGGCTAAAGTAACAATTATCTACGAAGAAGAAGATGAAAACTTGGGCACACGATTGGTAACCCTTACACGAGAGAAGGAGGATATGTCAGCTATGGATATGATGTACTTCTTTTCTGAGAGTATGCGAGGGTGTGGTTATGACTTCGTTAATCGTGTGGGTTATGCTACGAGTAAAGGGGCCTGTAAATGGAGTGAGTTCTAGGATGAATCAGATTGAGGTAAACTTTGTTGATAGCATGGGTAATGACGATAGTATCGCTTCGGCAGCACGAGTTAGCTTCGGTAAGTCTGCTGGTAACTACACAAAGGAACAGAACACACGGTTGTTGAAGTACCTAGCTAAGCACAAGCATATGTCCCCCTTTGGGCATGTGTTCCTTA